ATGCAGGGGGGTGGGGTTTCTCTGCGGACCCTCCCCCTATGGGTCTGCAGTTATGTCTCCTGTGTATTTGTTGGTAGACGAATAGGTGTTGGTGTTGTAGGCTTGCACACAGTCCAAACATCAGCAACTGGTCCATCATCAATGATGTAATTGATAGCAGTGGCATGTCGTTGAGCAATCTCAACTTCATCTAACGCATCGTCAGTGTTGCCAATGACTTCAGCTAAGAGTTCTGGTGTGTTGTAGCCATGTTCAGTGTCCCAACGAGACCAAGCATCATAGTCGTCGAAAGGATTATAAGGGTTGTCAAACGTTGTTAGCATAGTATCAACGACTGACGTCTCTTTAACGTAATCTAGTTCATCCATAGAGTTCTCCTTTCTAGACTAGGTTCTGTACAGTAGACACACTAACGCCTAAAGCTTCTGCTACTTCAGCGTACGTTCTACCGTTCTTAAGCATACCTTTAGCTCTGTTAGCTGTAGACAGACTGATAGAGTCTTCCTTCTTAGGAGTAGCTAACTGTTTAAGCCTATCTGAGTCTGAGAAGCGTATGATGTCAGTAAGCATCTTAGTACTTACAGCACCAGACTGAATAGCTTTCCATTCATCAGGCTCAATAGTAATCCTAGAAGACGCACCATCAGCACCAGTACGTACACGAGCAGCTGCAATAGCCTGTTGTTTAAGCTTCTTGAGTTGGTCTTTCTGCATGTCAGGGTCACGTTTCTCAGCAATTACCTTGTTAGCAATGAGCTGTGCTTGACGTTCTCTAGGAGAGTTAGCTAAAGCGACGTTTAGTTTGTTCTGTAAAGACTCAACTTGAGACTTGTACTGTAGTTTAGCCTCTTTAGACATGGTCATATTTGGCGTTGTGCTAACAACAGTGTTAGCTTTATCGCGCATCTTACCAAGAGCGTTGATATAATCACCATACATATTCTCAATAGGGGTGCCAGAACCAAGGGTCTTAGCATCTTTAACCATTTCTACAACATGGTCTGTAGCAATAGTTCTAGACTTCTTAATTGTTGGTTTAAGTTTAGGATTGGTAGCTAGTTCTTCTGGTGTACGTGCTTTCTCCCAGTATTCTAAAGTACGATGTTCGGTCTTGGACCTAGAAATAAGAGTAGAAGCACCACCTTCTATTTTACCAGTAATAACATTATAGTGTTGCTGATATGCTTTACGTAATTCAGGAATACGGTTCTCTCTTTCAGAACGTTTATAATCTAGATTATGTTTTTCTGCATCAATAACGACCATCGAATGTTTAACGGCTCTAGCAATTTCCGATTGACTAGCACCTTTAAGAGTCATGTCAGTAATAAGGTTTGATACTTCGCCCATTTGGCGTTGCTTCATAGTCCAATTACCTTTTGAGTCACGAGTTAATAATTGTTTGTTCTCAGAATAATACTGTTTAGTATCAAAATTCTTAAGCTCTTTCAATGAACGACTAGTTGCAATTCCGTTTTTATTATTAGGAATAACCATTACAGTGTCACCATCGAAATCGGCACCAGATAATTTAGAAGCAACAGATGAGTCAATACCAACTGCATCTTTCGCGCCCTTCATAAATTTAGCAGGACCTTTTTCAAGCTTATTATTAACTGTCAATTCAGGCAATTCGAAAATACCACCATGAGGATATCGAACGAGAACTACTTTCTCTCCATTCTTAAAGTTAGGAGCATATATTTCGTTAGCTTTGATACCAGACAATGGTAAAATAACTTGACCCTTCATTCTGTCGAAGCCAGTCAATTTAAGATTATGACGTTTTGTTGTCAAGCCATCAGCAAAATCTTGCATGAGTGCTTTCTTAATAACTGGGTTTGTCAAATTATTAATTTCATCAAACTCTTTTTGTAATTTTTCATACGTAGTTTGAATACGACCTTTAACAAGAGCAGGTGGTTGTTTAGAAACAAACTGAGAAGATAAGGTCTTAGACCAAGTTCCCCAGTCACCTTCCTCATTAACTTTATTTATAGCTCCCTTTTGGCCATTCGCTTTAATTTGAGCACCGAATGGATTATCAGGGTCATCTTTTAAAGGTTTAAGAACATCTTCTTTAGGAGTTCCTTGTTTCTTGTTGGTGTTGAAAATAACATCGACGCCTTTAGGAAAATCTTTAGGGTCTCCATAAACAGCCATACCTTTAAGATAATGTGTTCCACCTACACCGATACGAACCTGAGCATATCTAGAACCACCAAGGTCTAAATCTTTGACGCCCGGACGAAGTTCCATAACTCCATCTTTATCGGTACCGCCTTGCTCGTCGTAACGAATATTAACGCGTTTCCAATCAATATGTTGAATTGGTTTCAAACCTAATTTAGTTGAGCCATCTTCAGCTTTATATAAATTAGGAGGAGCTATTTCGTGCTTGTGCTCACGAACAACATCAGGATTAGCCTCTTTGGTAAGAACTTTCATTTCTACCCAATGATTATCATTAGTAGCATTCTTAACATATACTTTGTGCATATGATAACCTTCTGCTTCTAATTGTTGAACAGCACGTTTAAGAGTATTTTCCTTGATACCTAATTGTTGTGCAGAACCAAGTCCTACGTCTAAATATGGATTCTCTTTGATAAGAGCTTTAAGATCATTCTTAACACTTTCCATACGATTTACATTATGACGAACTTGTTCGTTTAAATTCATACGAACAGACGACTCAGGAATACCAGTCTGACGAGAAATCTCGGTAGGACCTAATCCTTTCTCATGAAGTTCCATAATCATAGATTGATTTCTAAGACGAATGGTTTGGTTAGCGATTGTATTTCTAGCACGAAATTCACTTGTTGTAATTCCTAGTTTAGTAGCAATTTGAGTATCGCTTAAACCAGTCTTACGATATTTGGCGACAGTATCGGACCACGATGTAGCCCTTTGATAAGAATTCTCACCAGAACCCCACGCATATCGTCCACTGTGTGGGATATTCCCTTGGTGAGGAGTGCCTTTATGTAGGATAATATCCTCATAAGCTTCTTCTAAATTCATTGGGAATATGGTCCTTTCTATCTAGGTTTGTTTTCTAAAATCCCAGAAAATTCTTTTATTGTATGATAAACATCATAAACATCTTCTGCTTCTGGAATAAATGTTTCAATGTTCTCACCTTGATAAATACGAAGCTCAAAGTCCGTTTTCTCAGGAGCAACACCATATTCCAAACAGAAATATGCAGCGTACACGAGCAATTGTTCCATCTTTGGTTTGGTAACACCAGTCTTTAAATCATGTATCCGAAGAAATCCACGAGGATTATCTTTCTTTGGACCATCATATCTAATCGCATCAGCTGTACCAAACGCATAAGGAGAGTAATATAGCAATACTTCACTGTCCATATGATAACCAATTGCATCGTTAACAAAATTAGCAACTGCTGGATGAGTGTGACCAGGCAATAATCTTATTCTATGTTGAATAGCATGGCTAGCAAACTCATGAAGTTCAGTTCCACGTTGTTTAGCTTTTTCATTTTCAAAGCGGTCTACTAATTTCTCAGGAGTATATTTAAGCCAATGACATTGACTAGCACTAAGAAATGAATGTTTACCTTCGAATTCGGGATGTCTGTTCCATTTCATTGAGAACTTCCTCCTTATTCTCTGGATATATAGTGCGAGCCCATCCACCCATTGAATTATACTTGTCTAAGTAATATTCTTGATTGGGTCTGTATGGAGCATTGGCACTACGCTTAACTTCTAAATGATAAGAATATGGACCGATGTCCACAGATAAATCTGGAATACCTTGAATGTAACCAGAATCATTTTTCTTAACAATGGCATCAGGCATTCTTTTGTGGATATCCTGAATTAAGGTTCGTTGAAAATCTCTTTCAAGTTTGGACATTCTTTATCAATCCAGTTCCTTTCATTAAATTTCTTTTTGCTACGAATTGAGCGTTCGATAGCATCATCGATGGAAGCCGGGGATTTAAGATAGAGATAAAATAAATCATTAAAGGAGGTATTGACCCTGTTAATTCGGCCTTCGGATTGTTCCATAACGCGATAGGAATAATTCAGTGAATAAAACAAAATCGTATCAGTAGTTATACAGTTCCATCCCTCGGCTCCGGCCGTGTACTGAACTAAATATACCCACTCAGCAGCATCGGGTATAGGTTCATGTTTCTGACCGTTCCATTGATAATATGCCCTATTCAAATCTCGACAAATATCTTTCAATATGTCGAGTTCATAGGTATAGTTGTAAAAGACAATAATTCTATCGCGAGTCATGATTTGTTGTTTAGCATTTGCTATTCTACGTGGGCTTGTGTTAATTATCCTACGAAGAACTTGAGTAAATTCCGAAGCATTCATTATCGGAGTCTCAGTAAATGGATTAAACCTTGTATCAATAACTTGCTTATACAATTCTTTATCAAAAGCAGTATTAATATATTGTCTATGGGTTTTGGTTGTTCGAAAATCAGCCATAGGTACAGCTAAATGACGTCTCAACCGTTCTAGTCTGTCCACCTCATGATATCGTTTAATCTGAGGGAACTTAGAATATGGATTGTATTCGACGTGTCTATCTACAAATTCAGTTTTGTTTCTGTAGAAGTTGTTTGCTAAGAATATACACATCCAATCCATCCAAACATCTCCGGGTGTTGCCGTTAACATAATCCATTTATTTTTACGGGCAATCTTAATGAAAGATGTGCCCCATGAACCATAGCCAATAGCTCGTTGCTCATCGAATAAAAAGAAAGCGTCTTTAACATCTAGATACTTTGTAATATTATTCCACGAGTCAACAGTCCCTTCAATACCGAGCATTTCTAGGTCATGATGCCACTCTTTGTCATTACGCTTCTTAGCAACTGTAATAATATAAAGTGGTAAATCACGATGGTTTTCCATATAATAAAATAGGCCGGTCAAGGATTTACCCGAACCGACCTTCCCGCACAATACAGAACCATTATGCAATCTATCAACCGCCCGCCGTTGATAGTCGTATAATTCAATTTTAGAATCCATATTTACGACGAAGTAGATTATCCACTACACGAATATAAGCATTCTTCAAGTTAAGACGAGCATATTGTCCATCTGGACTTGGGTCTCGTCGAGCAATAGTCATATCACACAAAGCAATTTCCATATCATCCAACATAGCCAATTGACTTTCGTCGTTTAAAAATGCACGGTCAGTTGGCGCGATGTCTTCATCAAGTGGAGTTTCGCCATTATCATAAATAATAGCAATGCTTGGCATACCGAATTGAGTGTATACACGAACCTTGAAGAAATAAGATGGTTCAAACATATCTGGATTTTCAGCCATCTTCTCTGCCATCTCGTCTGAGATATTCTTAGGCTCATACAATTTAACGTTGACACCATATTGTTGTAGAAGTTCTACATCTTCTGGGTTTACCTTAACGTTAAAATAACGGTCACCTGCTCGATTGTATTTTTCTTGACGCCCACTGAAGTTGCGAGCGAATAAGAATTGAACATCCTCAAGGATGATTTGAGAATTTGAAATTTGTGAAATAGTTGTCATAGTATTGTCCTTTCTAAATGACTAAGTCTGACATTGTTTTCAAAAAAGAAAAAGGAGAACAAATCAGCAGAATTTTGTTCTTCCTCTCTATTATGTGCCATGTAAATCCTGCGAATCCCAAAATTAACCCGCGAGGAAATCCAATCACGCGGTCTCAGGTTTCTTGACTTTGAGAGTTCCGTGATTGATAGAAATTGATTGTGCATTAGGATATTTGTCTTGAAGCTCAAGAGCATCTGCATAGTCCTTAGGCATATCATCAACGATTTGAGTAATATCCCCGACCTTGATAATTTTCTTAAGTCCATCGACCGCAATCTTATCGTAGTAAGAGAAATCAACATCTTCATAATCAAATTCTGAAGTTTGTTTGAATAGATATCCTTTTGTACCTGCGATAGATTTAAAGTTTTCGTTGTCTTCAGTCCACATACATTCTTTTCCTGACTTGGAAGCATAAATAGAACCGACCTTACCAACGAATTCGTCACCAAGATAAATATGACCTTTCGATTGTTTAGTGATAAAGAAATCTCTATCAACTAATTCTTCTTTGGTCCATACGCGTTTCAACAAATATGTATTTGCATACTCTGCGCCAATTGGAGACCACTCATCATCTTCAAGCTGAGCAATATAAACAGCGTTGTTAATAAGCGCCATACGTTTGTAAGTATGTTCGTGTTCGAACTTGTAGTTATATTTAGGTTGTTTACCGAAGTCTTCAACGAACTTAATAATCTTATCATCAGCATCTGGGATTTTAACAGAGTCTGTCTTAATATGACAAACCTTATATCCTTGCTCTTCGATAGCAAATTTCAAGTCTACCATAAATAGAGCTCCACGTTTCGCAACGATGTTGTCAATATTGTCTGGGTGTTTGAACTTGTTGTCAAATTTAGCAGAGGTCATTCCATATACTGAGTTGATTACAATCTTCAAGGCAGTTACCAAAGGTTTGTGATATTCTGGATTATCCAAGAACGGAGCCAATACTCCATCAAACATTTGTTTAACTTCGTCAATCTTATTATGTTTGAGCAAGACACGAACTTTAAGTAAGTCCGCATATCTTTGTGTGTATGGACCGAAGTAGTTCATATTTACCAGAGAGTTCGGGTGCATGGACTCTACGTCAAGCAGAGCGATATTTTTGTACACTCCCGGTTCTGCATACACAAATCCACCTTCACCTGTTTCGAAGCCACGGTAATATGACTTACCGAACTCATATTTGTATCCGGGGAAGATTGTGTCAAGTTTAACATAATTAAATTTGTCTTGTGGTTTAGGGTCATCACCAAAGATAAATTTAGCAGTGAGCTGATTGTTTGTCGCATTCATCGATCCTTTTGAAATGGTTGCTAAGATTTCACGCGCAACATAGTCAGCATATATAGCGTCGAATAATTTCTCAGTTGCATCAACGTCATTGACACAATAGTCAACAACGACAGGAACTAATTCATCAGGAACAGGTTGGTCCCAAGGTATTTCCATTTCGACGTGTTTAATTCCTAAGTCAACTTCCCAACGCTTGAGTGATTGTTTCTTCTGAGAGTACTCATAAATATCGGTGTAGCTTAATTCATAAGCTGCCGCATACATTCCACTCTTCGCATTTTTTTCGTTGACAATTCTGTATGACTGACGGAACAATTCTAAATTGTCACAACCAAGTAGTCGAGCATAGAGAATATGGTTATCGTATCTTCGGTTGTTGAAACCAACTAGAGGAAATGATAGCAAGTGTTCGATTTGGTCTGGAGTTGGATTAACCCATTTAACAAATTCGTCTTCGCCATATTTCTTCCATACGACAACAAATAAGTTTGGATACACCTCAATATCGAAGAACACTAATTCTTCTTTTGGATATATCTTTGTGAAGTTTGTCAGCTTAGCTTCAGTTGCTCCATCGTCATCGCGAATAGACGACCATGGGATTTTCTGAAATACAGCCAAACAATAATCACGGTTGTTAGTTGAACGCAGCGCTCTTAAAAATACATCATGTTTCAAATCCGTCAAGTCATATTCTAGACCCATGTCATATGCTTTCTGAATTTGGTCAGCAATCCAATCAATTGTTGGTTTTGTATTTGGGTGACTTGGTTTCTCACCCTCAATAAGACCCAACTGTCGTTTAACAAATTTACGGAGTGTCTTCTCCGTGTATGTTATTTCTTTTACCTCTTCGTACATCTTAGCCTTTCTCTCTTTCAACGGCAAGCCCGATGAAATATGAGATGGTTGGAGATTGTTCGACGCTTTGTCAATCCGTCTCAAAGAGGCGTTGCCTTTATACACTTTGATTTCAATATGCTCATCAACCAAATTATCAAGTTCGTTCACATTACCATCATAGATATAATGCAGATGAATACCTTGACCTGATTTGGAAACCTCAGCATAAGTTGGAGGGAATTTTGAAGCAGCCTCAATATTTAAATCGAGGTTCTTATTTCCTTCCTCATCTTTCAAATCGAAATCAATCACAATATGATTCAACGGAACTTTAACCCAGTGTAGTTTTTCCGTATGAATATCTTTTAAAGTTGTACGTACATCTTCCCATTTCATCATGGGATTTCCATTTCGTTGCGCAAGCTGCGCTGGATAGTCTGCAGCAAGTCTGTTAAATACACGATTGTTGTAGTCGAATTTAAGCCAGTTATCCGGAACAATCATTTCGTCAGGATTACTTGTGCTGACAAGTCCTTCTGGAAATGCAACATGCCATTTAAATCCTTTAAAATAATTCTTAACACGAGTACCATCAACAGCGCTATCTTTAACCATCGTTTCAAAATAACGCAAAGCCTCTCGTTTGATAACGGCTTTATATCCGTCCGTCTTCCATCCCATGTCTTCCAAATATTCTTTATACAGTTCGCTAATTTGACGAAGACTAATTCCGTCTTGCATATAAATTGCATGTGAGCGAATGAAGTCAAAGATATGGTCAGTCTGTTCGGCCATCTCAACATCGAAGTATTCATCAAAATAATCAAAACCCAATTCTTCAAATCTGTTAATTGCCATCTGAGCAATATAAGGCAGTTCGAATTTAATTTGAGCCATCAACTGATTATATTTCGTATGACTAACTTTCTGTCCACTAGGATTTACAACAACAGCACGTCGAGTAATACCCGAGTCAACGTTACGAACTTTATAACGTTGGTTTGACGCCGTAATCAATAATCCTGTAAATGTGACAGAATAAGGTTCTTTAAATTTTTTATTAACCTGAATAATTTCATGACTGGTCAATTTCAATAACGGGGTATCGTTTTGAATATGACTGATATCCGTATCCTCGTCAATCAATAACGGTACTTCCTGAACTTGTCCTGTTGCAAACTGGTCATTGCTTGTGAGCAGTTTCAAGTCGATAGGAGCACAGTAATCTTGAAATAACATACGGAATATTTTTAAGACGGTACCTTTACCGCTACCCTTCGAACCATACAAATACATGAACTTTTCAATCTTGTACATGTTGTTGGTAAATAACGCACCCATGAACCACAATATCTTATCGAGCTCTTGTGGCATATATAAAGTTCCAACCAATTCTTGAAAGGCTGGCGCTTCACCTTCAGTTGGCGTATAATTTAATTGAGTGGTAGCATAATCACGTCTCTGCATCTTGTGGTCTGCGAATAATATCTTTTGGTTAAAAGACACATCACCCGACTCACAGGCTTTACAGAAATCTTGAAATAACCTAAACTTACCAACTGACGCTCTTCGGATTTCCTTAACATCAATTCGTAACCCAGGTCTACCTTCTTCTATTTCCTTAGCTCTTCGCCAAAGAAGAGTATCAATATCATAAAATAAGTTCTTTTGTTGGGTATCCCAATAAGAACCATTCCAGTACGCGTAGAATTTAGAACCTTTTACTACCAAATCCTTTGTATCACCAAAAATGAAATCGGGAGATACCTCATAATCAACAGTTCTGTTGTTTGACGTGAACTTTTTGATAGAAACGTCTAAAAAATCCACTCTATACCTCCAATTCTACCATCACCCGTTTTTCCCCCGTTTTGCCCCCTCTCACCATTGTATATATAAACCAGTTCATTTTCAACTCATCCCAATATACAATAGGAAAAGGGGTCGTTTTTGGGGGAAAAATAGGGGATTTTAATAAATTTTTCACCTTTTTTCTCAAATTTTACATCAATATTATAGGTCACCAAGAAATCCCCCAAATTGCCTCAGATTTTTTGGGGGATAGTTTTAAGCCAAAATTAGCCATTTTTAGACCAATTTTCCTATAATATCAACGCAAATTCCTACAGTCCCTCCAAGTTTTTATCAAGTTTTCTGCCGATTTTCTCAACAAAATACCCTTAAAAACCATAGAAATATACCTATTTAGAACGTTTAATCCATCGTAATTCCACCCGATTTACCAAAGAATTATCCGTTTGATAGCTGTTTGCGACCTGTGCAAGGTACTCAAAACCATCAATTTTCACCCGGACAATCTCCCCATATAAGGTAGATAATATAGGATTACGAGATAATACAAGCTTCCAGCCAGTTATAATCCCGTCCACATCTTTAATATACTTTGCGTCAAACGCGTCTAGCACTACTGGCGAATTTGTATTTTTCTTCATAATTATTACTTAGCGTCCTTATTTTCTGTAGCAACTTTTTCTTTTGGTGCTTCTTGAGGTTTAAGAGTTTCGGTAGTGATATATCCATCAGGAGCAACCTTGAATGCAGGTGTCTTATCAAGCTTACCATCTGGAAGAAGTTTATACCAACCATCGTTATATTTAACGAAGCAGTCAGACTTCATATCACCATCTTTAGGGTCGAGGTAATACCAGTTATCATAATATGATACCCAACCGGTCTTCATTGCACAGTCCTTGTCGAAGTAGTACCATTTACCGCCAATCTTGACCCAAGAAGTAGCCATATAGCCTTTGGCGTTAAACCAATACCACTTACCATCAGTATGTTTCAACCAGCGGTCAGTGTAGCAATATCCATCTTTGTCAAAGTAGAACCATGCTTTGTTTTCTGGTACGTATTCGAAGCGGTTTGTTGGATATGACCCGTTTTGACGAACATACCACCAACCAGTGTTATTTTTCTTCCAACCTGGTTCAACAGGTTTAGCTGTAGCAGCTCCTGTGAGACGATATACGTAGTAATATGGCTTACCAGCATATACCCAACGTTCGTCGTGGTCGTTAACTGAGATACCGTTGTATGCCCAGTTACAGTGGATGATATTATCGCTGTCAACAAAGATACCAGTGTGTCCACCAGCACCTGAAGAATATCCTTTACGTCCCCAGATGAAGATATCACCACGTTGAGCATCCCAAGGTGTGTTCTCAGCAATAAGCTCAAATCCATTATCAAGCAACCATTGGTGCTCGTATTCAGTGTTTACTGCCCAACCAGCAGATACTGCTCCGCCTGAGCGTAGAGCGTAGTAAATAGATGATGAACAATCGTATCCATCAGGACCATCCCGGTGGTCCATACTGTAATATACCGCTCCTTCGCGATTTTTCATCCACGCTAGTGCTGTTTCTAGATTAATTGTCATTTTGTTTCTCCTGTAGTTTATTTTCTGGTCTAAAGTGTGGTGGGACATTTTCGAAGCGACCAATAACTTCGTATTCAGAATTACCTTTTATATTTTCTTCTGTTAGTCCCAATTGTTCTTTTATATTTTTCCAAGTTGTTTCGTCAACAAAATGAATAATAGTGCCATCTCGGTTTACTCTTGTATATCCAAGTTTACCTAGTCGAATTTCTCCAGAATATCCGTTATGCATTTTAAGATGTTTTCCCATTAAGCGGTTCTTTTTCTTCCTCGTCTTCTTTTTGTGGCTTGAAAGTAAGGTTCTCCGTCTTAGTTTCTTCCGTCGGAATATTGAACTTTTTGGACCGAAATTCAGACTCTTCGTCACCCCCGGGATTTTTGTCGGTTTGTGAATAGATTTCAGTTGCTACACTTTCTTTAATCAATTGCTTTTCCTCAGGTGTCAACTCACGAAAAGTATCTACGTATCCTGAAAAGCCGTCGAATGATAACCAGGGAGTTCTTAAAATAAGACTCGCGATTTCCTTATAACACTCATTACGTTTGTTCGCTTGAGTTAATTTTGCATTCACATCATACTTTGGATTTCTTTGAGCTAAAACATTTGGAATAAGTACCGACATGATACCTTTCATCGCGTTAGAAATAAGACGAATTTCCCCTTGTTGCTTAATACTAATACTATTTGCATTACTCTCAAGACTTTCCATGAATTGCGCTTTAAACTTTTCCAATTCTTTATCGATTTGAGAGTCTAATTCTTCAGCGACACCCTCGATAATTAATTGACGTTCATAGCTATGCAAATCTGCACGGGTGTTGAAATATCTTTCGAAGTCCGCAAAATCAATGTTCGGAGCATTACGAATAAAGCGAGCAATTTTTTGGTAGTATTTTTCACGTTGGTCAACGATGCGTTGTCTTTCGTCTAATTTAACCTTAGGGTCACGCTGCCGTTTGATATCATCAACCATCAGTTCAATTATAGCATCAAGACTGTATGAAATGATTTCTTCATTAATTCTTTTACGAATAATCGGGTCATTCATCATATCCTCAGCAGCATATCGCATTGCGTCAACTACATTGTCGTCATCCGGAAGTTCTTTTTTAGGCTTTTTGAAAGTCATGTATGGTTCGTCTTGACCGAACGTATACACATGAGTAACCTCTTCTTCCTCCCCATCTTCAGCTCGAACGCCCTTTAACCAACATGCAGTCATCGCAGCGTAGTTAGATAGGTCTTCTAAGGTGTCTAGGAGGCTCTCAGAGCCCACCTGCTGCGTTCTAGAGTCGTCCGTGAGTGATTCTAAGCGGTTCATTTTGTCGCCCATACGGACGATGCTAGCCACGATTCCGTGCTTGTCCAAAGACTCCTCAAATGAGTTACCGTAGTCGCTATTTTTCTTACAAAATGTCTTGTATTGTCCATCATATTGCTCACGCATTGTGTTGTTATTTAGTTTTGTCATTTTCTTCCCCCTCAAAGTGTTCTTCTACACTAACATTTTTCATAGTCTGAATTACATGCTCTTCTTCAGCCTTCGTATATGTGAAGATATCAATCTTCCTAATTCGAGCAGGGTCAATTGGTATGATTACCCCACTAACTAAATTAATAGCCTGTAAATACGAAACTAAGATATATGTGTCATGCACTTCAATATTCGTTACCGCATCATAACGGTCAAAATCTTTACCGTTAGTGTATTCAACATAAACAGCTTTCATCTCACTGTACCCTTCTACTTTTAGCTGTTAGCGGAGTAGGTTTGATGATTTCATCAATAGCCATAACATCCGCTTTCAAAATTTCAATTGTGATATAGTCATAGCCCGATTGGTATTCTATCTCACATATATCAGACTCAATAATCCAACGGATTGCCACGACATCTTCGAATGTGAGTTTAGCAATATCACCTTTAGTGTTAACGTACTTCACTGCGATAGTTATAGGACTAGTCCAACGTAAAGATAAGAACTCATGTTTCAGTTTATTCAATAAATGAGAGGTCTCATCAGGCTTCTCACCATGATTGACCCCTCTAAATATTGACGTACCGAATGAGTTGATTTTGTAATCACTCATTTTATCATCCTCATTTCCTTACCTGTAATAAAATCAGCAACTGCTCGAAGATTCTTTTCAACAAATTCTTCAGTATTAGGATAATCAAGACTCTCCACATGGTTTAAGTCAAATCCTAGTCGAACAGTATCTTCGTATCGCTCTTCATCGGTAATACCGCCATGCATGATGCTATCAATAATGTCACGATACTTCTCTTCTTCAGAGAAAGGTATTTCAATATACCCACAGTACCACGAAAGACGTCCAGCCATATCGGGTAAAGATTTTAAAGAATCTATGAATGTCTGCGGATATGATACTTCGGTAATCATACAACGATACCCCTTATACTCAAAATTTCTCACATTTTTAATCATTACCTTACTCAATTTCTTCAATAACTTTCCATTTCACTGGTTTGTTATCCTTATCCAGATACTCGACTTCAATCTTATATTTCTTACCGACACCCCATTTAGGATAAATACCGTAATACCCATTATAATCATCCAGTGAAGCGAATACTTTATATCCCTTAACGTTCTTTAAGTCAGTATAAGTACATATTTGCATGATTTTTCCTTCTTCATTACGATTCGCTACGCAATGTTCAATTGCTAAAAATCCTTCTTCTACTTCACAGTTTTCAACGTCAAAGAATAGATTGTTGAATTTTTTATCATAGTATTTAACTTCAATAACAATACCGGTTCTTTGCTTACTAACAGTACCCATCTATTTAACCTCCTCAATCAGGTCGCTTTCAGGTTCCCAATATCGTTCACCGGCAACAAAACGTCGAGTTTGTTCGTCGGTTAGTTTGTGAACTTTCTGAATATCCGAAATGAATTCGTTGTAGTAATCGAAATTATCAATTACCTTGCCTTCACGACGAACCGTGTCAAATGCTGTCCAATTGATTTCCTCAGGATAAATAGGAGGAGTCAAGCGGCGCAAATGAATGAGTGGGAATTTGATTGTATGGTCTTCAACTTTGAGTTGTAGAGAAATAGAATTACTCCAACCAAAGAATTCGTCAAGAGGTTCAACTTCAAGACCAGCAGTTCTTCGTAAGTCCGCCACGGTTACAGTTCCACCATTAGAAAGATGGCGTAAAATGCTGTCTAACCAAACTAACATTTGGTCTTCCGGTTCGCATGACATAAGTTCATATAATTCATTAAAAGCTTCTGTTTGTTTTTCAAAGTCAGCAGGTTTAATAACTGGGATGCGTGTGATGTCTAGTGAATATCTCATTTGTAATCTTCTCCATTCAATTTTGTTTCGTATTGTACAATCCATTTAGGCTTTTGTAAAATATCGTAGTTAAAGTAATTCTCCTCTTTAATAGTAGATAAGAGGAAGAAGTTGTGAATATGCAGTTCTGTTCCTTCCGGCTTATGTGCAGAGAAAGGAATGTTCCCAAATAAACAATCTAAGAAAGGATTTTCAGGATAAGTTTCTAAACGTGCTTTGATACTTGGATGACCAGTATATCCGTTATCATCACGTTTAAACCTGAACATTTTCATACGACCCTCAGTAATTGAGTTAGCCATATATTTGTCGAAGTTCAAATCTTTTCTAAGCATATCCAAACAAAACAGTTGTTGTTCTTTGATGCTTTGGAAAATAAGCATGCGTAGGTCTGTCGGCTTTTCAGAAATAAGAATGAATGGATAATACCCTCCATTCTTAGTATCCTGCATAAGATTGTATCGTGTTCCCACAAAAATGTTCAATTTAGGGGCCTGAATATTATGTTTCAGCATTATGCCGTTGTAAATATCAGCCCATCTACAATATACAGGTGAGAATGACTCAGTCTTTGAGAAGTTTTCGAGGTGGGTTCTAATCCCACTCTCCTTCACGTCATATTCTGAGCCTTCCCAACCGCTAAAGAATGATAAAATTCCCTTTATCATTACCTTTTACCTCACTTTCTTTCACATATAAACCGTCGTTGATTACTCCTTCAGTGTACTCTTGAACACCGAAAGTATATACCCTCTGGGATTTTTCTGACAATGGAGCCATAGAAAACATAGGGTATACCGAGCAATACATATTCACAAGTTTAACTAGTTCTTTAGTATTACCGTTCAAAGCGAAATGTAGCATACGGTTATATATTTCTGCATTATTACTTTCGCCCGGAGTGTTTCTAAGAATACAGATGCAAGGCAAATCCCAACCCTTTTTATAAAGGATTAGGAAATTGTTACCCGCAGAGATATCCAATAGATGTCGAATTTTACCAGTACGATTGAATAATACGTTGTAATCGCCAACAACATATTTAGCGGTCTTATCCATATGGTACTGGATAACTTTCCACGAATTACCATCAGTAAATTTCTGGAAGTCGAATAACTTTTTGTCAAAGTATGGCATTTCTTTATACCATACTTTCCAATTATAATCCTTCCAATCTGAAAGAATAACACGCGCACCCTCGACATATTCTTCTAAGCGATTTTTAATATGTCCACTCACTAGTCCTGTCTTAAGCAGGAACAAACTCACTAATTGTTTTAACATTTTATTCTCCTAGCCAATTTTCAGATTCTTTCGTATACTCAATACGAAATTCAGGCATGTAGCGGCCGTCCACAATATCACTAATTAAGTGGTTGTGTTCGTGCCATAAGCTTTGAGACTCTTTGTAAGCCTCTTCGGAAATATGGAATAATCCATAAGTTCCATCGATATTCGCTTTACCAAGACGATGACGTTCTACGAACGAAAGGATGGTGTCATTGATTACTGGGTCTTCGTCATATTCTAGGTCAAGTCCTAAAGTCTCAACCATCATATCTGCGAATTGTTCAGTAGTCCCAGCTTTACTAGTAGAAAAGTCAAGTTGCTTAGCATAGTAAATAATCATTTCACCAATAGACGCCCAATCGGAATGGATAGTACCAGCGCCGAAGTATTCCGTACGGTCACGGATAATATCTTCTCGTACATTCTTATCGCCAATGTTTTCCTTAATAGGAATATATTCCCATGAGAATAACACTGCCAAGTTGTCACGAAGCTCTTGGTTCTGAATATCATAGCGTTCCATAACAAGTGCACGCCAGTAGTCATAGATTTCTTGTGTGTTTTGGTCATAAATACGACGGTCATGTTCCATGTCGTTTGCCATTAAGGATTTAATTTGTGCTGCCATTTCCCTTGTGCTACTAATAACCGAACGTGCTGTAAACATAGCATCACGGTGGTTTAGTAGTTTTGTTCCTTCCTTGAATTTTTGTACATATTCGTAACGATTACCATCCATATCTTCTTCAACAATAAGTTCTTCCGTCAGTGGATTATAGTCAACCCCGAAACGTTTCTCATATGGAGATAGTTCACGGCGAATATCATTATCTGGTGTACGATACCAGTCAAGGCCATCATTAGGCAGCCCATCGATTTCACGGATATGTTCCGCAAATTCTTCTTCTCGTTCCACCTGTGCTGCAAGTTTTTCTTCTGTTTTCTTTGCCTCAGCCTGAGCAACGAGTTCTTCATAAGATAACCCTTCTGCCTCAAGCTGGTCTTCCTCTTGCCACCATTTGTAAATACGGTAGGCGCCATATCCGACGCCAGCCGCACCCACAATACCCAATAAAATCTTTACAGGTGTATTCATTTTAGTTCAATTCCTTTCTGGTTTTCTTAGGCACGAAATCATGGAAGTTTGTTGTCGCATATAGGTTGCGAGGTGTCTTCCAGCGTACATAGAATTGTACTTCATATTCTTGTTTGTCATCGTTCCATACTTCATGAGCGTCCCATTCAATATAGAACCCATCAGTATCTGTCCAACCAAATGGTAGAGCTGCTTTAGGAACTTCAAATCCAAGAATATCCAATACTTCTGCGAATGTCAACATGCCTTTACGCATCATTTTTTCAGTCAAGACATTGTCTGCTTCCTTAATAACACCTTCATTATATTCTGGAGAGTCAGATGCATATTTGTGTGACTTCTTGAACCACATTCCATAGAAATCGCCTTCGTTTGGAACGATTGACTCAACTTCAATATCTTCACCATCGACATTTACAGTCTTAGTTTCAAGTGGTGCGTCAATTTTCTTGAATGTTTCTTCATCAAGGACTGTCTTAGCACGTAGACGGTAACGAGCGTGTTCTTCTGTAACCATAGCAAGAGCTGCTGATACGGCTTTAAGACGGTTTGTTTGGATAGCGAAACCTAAAATAATAGACGCTGTAGATGCTGTTGCAACTGCGACTGGGATAGCTACGTCTTTAGCAATATCTTTCACCACGTCAACACGTGAGAATTCTTCGCCAGCAGCTTCCATTTCTTCATATTTAGCTTTGGTTGCTTCAAGTTTCTTACCAGATTTGATACCTTCATAAACAGAATATCCGTATCCAACAAGACCAGCACCTAACAAAATAACTGGTGCGTATTTCTTACCAAGAATTTTGGTTGTTACCCATGTAGTTTTAGCTGTAGCTTTTACTGCGTTTAAATTGAATTTCATTTTTATACCCCTTTATTATAATGATGTTTCTGACAAAATAGTGTACGCCATAGCGGACTCACTTGTGAAATGCGAATGTGCATCTATTTTCCGCTCTTTACTAATATGATCAATATGGTCAAATTCAATAGACCAATTCTTTCCGTATTTAACGACGTTTACGTTTTCGACCTCTGAAAATAACATAGGTCTAACTCCTGAAATACGTGGATAAATTCTAATTCTCACTTTCGAGCTCCTTTTTAATTAGTGAATATACTTCATCAATCTTTTTGTTGATGAATTCTTCTTCTGACTCCTGCTTTTTAAGTACATCAGGAGTAACCCAGAAATAACCGATATTGTATACATTTCTATCGAAGTTATACCATTTACCTCGATATTTGATCAAGTATTGATTGTTGATGATTTCATAATGGTCGATGTCATACCACGTGTCAGTATGAATACCGTTGTGTAATATAACACAGGCCATGGATAATTGATAATCTTTCATGCATATATCATTTTCCTTTCGCCCATAAGTAGGCAAGAATAACCCAACCGATTGGTGGTGTGCATAGTAAGAATAAAGTTCCTAGTAGTTTTTTCATTTTTACTTTCCTCCAATAAATGATTTTAAGTTTTTATTAAACTTTTGTTTTCTTTCACGAACCAAACGAATACGTTTTTGAGTTGGTGTCTCAGGTTCATATTCATCGCGTTCCATTAGAGCAATAAGATATTTACCGCCTAATTTGTTACGATTACTAAAATCCTCGGGTAACATTATACCTCCTTGGCCATACCACCAAATATATTTACCCAGTATTCCTTACCGGATTTAGAATCATAATACAAATCGCCATCTGTATCAAATCCTCCACACATAAAAATATCTCTCATTTCATCAAGAGGCGGTAACTCTTTTGGCCATTCTTTTGTCATTTTACACCTCCACAGGTTGAGGGAATTGTATTTTAAATCCTCCGCCTCGAGCAGCAACGATACGAGCTCCTTGCAAGCCCTGTCCGTTTCCAGAAATAGACCATCCAAATGATTGATCTGTGAATTTAGACGGTTGGTCAGATAACTCATAGAAATCCCCAACAGTCACTACGCCATATGCGTCCAAATTAGCAAGCATGATGTTAAATACTTCTTGTGCATCTTGTCGCGTATCGAAAATGATTTCTTCTACATAGTTCGATGCTTTGCGATTGCGTTTCGCATAGTTTTGTGTATAGTCCTGACGATTTGCGTCTCGCCAAGAGTCAATACGTGTAACATTATTTACACCACGCCCCCAGTAACTTGGAGTTGTTCTTCGAGCATGAATATAATCTTGTCCGAAAATAGCGCGTTGAATTGCTGTGGTCGCCATATCAGCCAAACCATTTTGGATACTAGGAACAACCACATCATAAAACATGTGGCCCGACCAGCCACGAAATCCTTCTTCGCCGAAGAATACATTTCCGAGCCATTTTCCAACCCCGGATTTTTTCACCCGACCCTTTGCAACTGGTTGGATGTGTTTATCCATCATCTCATTTGCCTCATCTAAAGGCTTCACCTTTGTTTTAACTTTGTTATATTCTGTTGTCATGACCTAATTCCTTTTACTTCTGCCATCCATCGTGCGTCCGCTGGTGCCATATATTTCTGTACTCCAGAAACGGCCATAAATCGTTCGCCTTCGAATGACATTCTATTATTATACACATTCAATTCAGTAGCAAAATCCGCGAGCAATATATCTCGAGGACCGTCTAATGGAATATAGAATGTTACAGTGTGGTTACGGTTTTCAACTTTAACCGCCCCATAGTCTTCGAGCACTACTGCCATAATTATTCATCGCTAGTTTTGTTTTCGCCTGTTGTATATCCCCAGACATAGTGGGCCAATCCCACAGCACCTCCTGTTAAAAATCCTGCGACTCGTACATCAAGCGCAAAGAAATATACCAAAGCAGTATACAGCATTGCAAATAGCAATCCCCCAGATAACAACATAATCAAAAAACCAAATAAAGTTTTCACTAGCTTCTCCTTTCTAATTTAAAAAAAAGAATACCGAGTGTTTTTCTCGATATTCTTATGAAACTTATTCTTCAGTGTTATCACTGTCGTCAGATCCAAGATCAAAATCATCTTCGTCCGTTGCGTCGTCACCGTCGTTACGTGATGCGTCTGCAAGCGCTTTCGCTGCGAATCCTAGTACAGTAACTCCAAGTGTCACAAGTCCAACTTTCTTCAACCATGGGCGGTTTTTAACGATCCATTTTTTAACCTTACCTTCTGGTTGTTCAACTTCAATTGTCATTGTGTCTTGAACGTCCTCTACTGTTTCTTCAACAGTTTCAGCTACTTGTTCCGCAACCTTCCCGGTAGCGTCTACAACTTCCTCAATATTTTTTGAAACATTTTTCTTTGACATGATGATGTCCTCCTTTTATTTTTATCGTTTCATTATGACCTATGTAAAACCTGCGGATTATAATCCAGCAAGACATTCCCCACGGCCGGCCATATATTTAACCGGAGGAAGTCCTTTACGTCCACGGACAATATTAATTTCATTATAGATTAAACCTAACCTATATTTACAAAACTTCTTGATAGCCATATCATCTGTACGAATACTATGGTCATAGCGGCGAGGATAACTGTCATCACCGAAATCAAAATAACCCAATTCACATTTATACTCAAACACCGAACGACATAATTCATTAATATATGTACGTGGCGTATATCTCAATTTACCCATAGTTTCTCCTTACCTCTTTATAATTATCGACCGTAGTGAAGACCGCCTTCGCTGTCCTCATATTCAATCCAATGGTCCATAGGATGCGGGCCTTTCTGTAACTGTCTACCAGTCGGCAGGCACCACTCCTCATTACCATTAGAATTTGTAAATACTTTTTGATTAATTCCATCACGGTCGATATCTACATAACGCGGATATGTGTCATATGTAACTTTACTCATCATCTTCCTCCAATTTCACAAAATGAATTACCACATTTGAATTAGGTACATCAATTTCAATACCTTTGTTGCTCGCATTGAAGCTATCGTAAAGATGGTTCATTTGTTCATAATCCATCTCTAAGCGAATATGTTGTTTCATGTTAAATAATCCTCTCCTAAATAATAACGCAACCATGTTACGGTGTCCCACTCGTTTGTATCAACACGGTTATATATTGTGTCAATCACATCAAGAAAATATATAATGTGTTCTTTGTCGACGGCATATTCTTTTGGATGAGCGAATGGTTCGAACCATAAGTTCTCTCCCATTATACTCTCCATCTCATCGTAGTAAAATCCTTCAGCTAATGAAGCGATTAACTCATCTACCATATTTCGAGATATATTCCACAAACAAAGCTCACTATCTAATTTCTCCGTGTTATCTGATACCATCAGTAACCCAAATATATATCTCCGATAGTCCTCTTCGAATTTCAGATTAGTCCAATTTCGAATTAGCCTACCGATATACCAATCGTCTATGAAAAATAGTTCTTGTAACGGTAACTTACGTATATTTTGTACAACCGTATCATAGAATTCTTCCTTAGACAATACCAGGGTATATTCTCTGGTAGAACTCATCTCTTCAGCCTCCGTTTTCACTGTTTTCTTCTACTACTTTATCATAGTATTTTTCGAATTCTTTCCTTAGTTCTTTCGCACTCATATATGCGCGCTTATTATTAGGATTATCTTCGATTTTATCTGCGGTATCCTGAATAAGCTCATACAAAAGCATGTAGTTTTCGTGGTCTACATCTGAAGTTCCGAATATAGTATTGTAATATGATGTCTCCAACATAGAAACCATCATTGATTCAATAATCTTTCGGGCAACGCGGAAGTAATATAAATCCATATCAACCACATGCATTTCGGGCGGAATTGTCATGATGAATTGGAAATATCGTTTGTAATCTTCCTGAGCAGGACTGTTACCAGAATCATCTGCGTCTGTCCATGCGGCGATATATTTGTCGATTTCCGGTTTCGGCATCAACAAAATATCATCAAGCGGCATCGCTTTAATCATATCAATAATTGTCTGCTTGAATTCAGCAGACGTTTTAACAATTGGTCTAGCCATTTTTACCTCACTTTATAAATTTTCCCATATGGATACCATCATAAATAACCAGATGAATCCAACAAATGACATTCCTGTAGTACCAATTAGAAATCCAAGGATTCCTATCGTACTCATAAGATTTAATGTAAGTACTAATCCAATAGATTCCATGCATAAAACTAAGAAACTTATTGCTAGCATAAATAATACTTCTGTTAAGTTATACTCCAACAGTTCTTTAATCTTCTCCCACATTTATTCCATGTCCTTTCAAATAATAATTTCTGACAATTTCTTTAGGTGTCAGTTCTCCATTAAATACCCCATATACATACATTGTATAAGTCCATCTGTCCTTACGAATATCGTATTGTAAAGGCGTTACGTCCGTGATAATACCAGCTTTAAATAAAGACAATTCGTCGTGCAAAATCTCTGGTTCAATTTTTTGTACACCATTAGACATTCTAGTATATCTTTCATATCCTTGCATACCAATTTCTTGAAGATTTGTTGTCACGTCAATTTTAAAACGGTTTTCATCAATCCGCTTAACATACTTCTTAAGAATTGGATCCTTTGGTTTTGTCTCATTCGTCATAACAATATTCGTCATGTTTACCTCCTCACAAAAAAGAAAGGGATAAGTAATCCCTTTATTTGAAAAATCGTTTGCTGACTACGCCCCAGAGCTTGGACGTAATAATGTTCATTCTTTCGAAATATAACACGCCAGCCATTCCAGTTACATCGATAATAGCTCTTAAAATTGTTTCCGGCTTCAACTTGTTTTTGTCACGTTCGTTACGTACAGCAACGAGTTTTGCCAATTTCAAATTAAGATCCATAATCTCAGCTTCTGTTTCGGCCAGTGCTATTTTCGTTTGAAGTTCTTCTATTTGCATGTTAAGCCCATCAAAGCATATAGCCATCATAATTTCTCTCATATATTTTACCTTCCTTTCATTATAGCATAGGGAAATCCTGCGTAACATTCTTATACACCATTGCAGAATATACTTTACTTTGGTATTTAATTATAAGTCTTCCAATCATATTTATATCGCTCCCACTAATGATACTTTAATAAAAGGCTTTCTGTAACCCATATCAGTTGTTCCAAAATTCAAACATTTTAATGAAAATCTGTCATTTACTTTACCTGCTATAATAAATGTAGTTTTACATTTAGGAGGAATTAGTAATTTAGAAAAACGACAAGCGTCTCTAATATGTTGATAATAAGGTATAAATACGCCTATTTGCCTCTCGACACATTCTCCACTATGCCAATTGTAAGATGACTCGTCCCACATCATCCAATCTCTAAACGAATACACCTTACCATCTATCTCAAATATAAATCGGTTAATTGGTTCCATTAGTCATCTCCAAAAATCTTACGCAATTCGTCATTTTGGTCCTTAAGAAACATAGATTCTCCTAGTTTCCCTTCTTCACCAATCGCTTCATTAAGCTCGCGATTATATTTGGTATTTCGTCTACCAATGATAAGATAGGCAACTGCGGTAATGATGCCTGTAGCAGCCATACCAATAGCACCTTTAATTTGTTCATTCGCACGACCGTCGACTTGCCCACGGTAGTAAGCTTCTTGCATGTCTTTGTCTTCAAATTCAACACCTTCAATTTTAAACATATTTTTAAACATATTAGTTTCTCCTTTTATTCATCCAAAGTTTTATCTAATTCTTGTAGTATAATGACTAACTCAGAAATATATGATAGGGGTATACGCTTTTTGGGAGTGTATGCGCATTCCACACATTTCAAATAAAGTTCAGTCATCCCCTTTTTCAAAACGGCCAATTGTAATTCGGAATCAATATCCTTAATTTCATAGGCACGTTTTTCAACTCGGTCCACTTTATCAATATCATCAACCAATGTATTGATACTTTCTTTACAATCTTTTCTAAGCTGTTTGTTAAAAAATAACCATGTAATTAGTGAACTACGGTCTTTCAAACTGTCGTTGTTTAATATATACATTATTAACCCCCTATGTAATATCACAAACCTTTTTTATCAAGTATAAAATTACTCCAACTTTCGTTAAGCTGGAAATAGTTATATTCCGATTTTGCTTTTTCTCAGTAGCAGTTCGTGCTATAATTTGTTGTAATACTTCTTTATCCATTTGTACCTCCTCACAAAAAAAGAAAGGGATAAGTAATCCCTTTATCTTAGAAACCTTCATTCCTTAATTTTTTCAGAACGGTTTGAACAGTATTCAATCGACGTCTGTGATATTCCGAATCCTTGTCAATATACTTTTGCTTTTCGAGTTTCTTTACATAATCCTCTTCAAGAACTGCGTATAATGCTAGGAAACGGAAGCCAACTTCGCGAACAATTCTTCTGAACATTTTATGTTCCTCCTATTAATAATTTTTAGTTCATTATAGGGTATGTAAAATCTGCGTTACAATAATTCTTTAAAAGCAGCTTCCATTTTCTCGTATTGAAGTTGGATAATAGCAGGGTTCTGCATAATGTTAAGCATATCTTTAGAAATATCTGCTGCATATTTATTATAGAAGAAGTCCTTAACAAACATAAAGTCTTGATAGATTTCCTCATTATCAATAGGCATAGCTTCTTCTGCATGAATAATAAAGAAACTAGTTGCTGCTTTTTCCAAAGGGTCCGATAGTCTTGCATAGTCCATTACAATACTTTTGAATGCAAATAATAGCTGCATATCACTAGCGTTTTCGGATAGCAAATCAGGTCTAGTTATAAAATTAATTGGTTCGAGTCTATTCATTATCTTTACCTCCTTTAAATAATGTCCGAATGATGTCAATTACCATAAACAATGATAAAATCCACATAAATAAAGCCATGTATATTACCTCCTTTACTTGACTTCACAAAACCCTCCATATGCAAATTTGACTGAATAAAGTTGAGGCTTCCTCCTTAAAAATAATTATTTATGGAGAGCTTGGTGAAATCAAAAAAGAAAGGAGCCTTTAAGCTCCTATTCTTATTCTTCCTTATTAGTATTGCGTACCAACAATGATAAAGCAACAACGGCAGTTCCTACAGTCAGTAAACCCTCAATAGTACCTTGACCTGCTCCTTTAAGGCAACTAACAATAAATTTGTCGTTTTCCTTAACCTCAAGCGGTGTGTCTACAAAGTTAACAAGACCTAAAAATCCTTTGTTTGTCATTATGTTGTCCTCCAATATTTTTATTTCATTATAGGGTATGTAATTACTGCGATTAAGTTAACTTCCTATAGTCACCAATAAGTTTATCAGGAAAATATTCACCATTGTTATTGACGTCCAATATAGGCGCTTTTTCTCCTTCATCTAACATATCCGCTACTGTGTGAGAATATGCTTTGATTGTTGCGAAGAACATAGGTGCGTCCTTCTTAGAAATATAAACCGTCTGTGCTGTGTGTGCACGCTTAGGTTTAGGGTTGTGAATACGGATACCTTCAAAATAACTTTTATCTGGGTCGATGAATCCCGACATAATTACTGGTACGTCATTAGCTACCAAATTCACATACACAACGTATTCACCTAAACGTTCGTCAAAATATGCGTGGATATATTTAAAAAGAAGAGAATGTACATTTGGCATTCTCTTAGTGACTCCGAATTTCCTTCCTGTCTTTTTGACAGTTTTCCTTTTCTTGCTAATAGGCATAGCAAACCTCCTTTAATGATTTCGAAAAAAAAAAAACGAAGGAGTGAATATGCGGCATCGCACCGCACTTCCATTTCTGGATGCTTTCCTAAAACCTACTAAGCATATTCTTCTGGCTTATTCCTTCATTATAGTGTATGTAATTTCTGCGAAAAAAAAGAATAGAGTGGAGTTGAACCACGTCGCCCCTCCTGAATAATCAGGATGCTCTCCCGCTGAGCTATATTCTTCATTATATGGTATGTAAATCCTGCGGATTCAAAAAAAAGAAGAGAGGGTAAAACCTCTCAATGATATTACAATCCTTTATAGAATTTTACAACTTCTTTTAATTCTTTATCCATCTCTTTAATTAATGGGTCGAATTTTTCGATATTTTGTTTAAATTCTTCGGTTGTCTTTTCATCAACTTTTACCTTCTCTACTAGTTCATCTGTTATTTCAGTTATCTTTACGTATGTGTTAAACATAGCTAATGTTGAATTGTAAATTTCCTCATTTGAAATTGATTCAATTACCATTTTACTTTCGCGACGAAGTCTCTTGTAAATAGCTTTTACATATTCAACCATGTGTACGTTAATATTTGAGTTATTAACAATAAACATAAATTGATATTCAAGCAAATCACCAAGTTCTTTATCCGCGAACATATATGATACTTTTATCATGTTCTCTTGATTCAATGTTAATTCTTTCTTAGTTTCGTTTGTCATAGTAAATGACCTCCTAATAATTTATTTCATTATAGGCCATGGAAAATATGCGAATTTGAGATAAAAATCACACCCGGGCAAATTTTTGAAATTCGAAAAAAGAGGAGTATATGTAAATACCCCTAATCTATTTGTATCCCATGATTTCCCAATATACTTGTTTAGCAATCCAGACTCCTGCCCAGAATACCAAACCAGTAGTAAGCGAAATAGATGTAACAATAGTTGCTTGTTGTAATTTATTTAACATAAGCACTTCCTCCTTTTCATTATGTGCCATGAAAAAAGTGCGAAAAAAAGAGGGAGCCATGTAGACTCCACCTTTCTATTTCATATTACGTTGTCGACGCATTGCCGCTTTTGCTTCTCTATGAACATTAAATTTATCGTATTCACCTTTTCTCAAAACATAGTCAAGAGGGTGCGTATTATAAAGTGCATTGTGCGCTTTAATCTCACGTTGCAACATATTATACTTATCAAGACGTTTTTGAATCCGAGGAGTTACTTTATGTCCATTTTTCTCATATAGTTCTTGAGAAGATCTACGTATTTCTTCGGCTTTATTATATTTTTTAGCGCCTTGAAGCTTATGTTTCGTTCTCCATTTGGTGAACCCGGGGTCATTCTTTGTACCATATTGATTTATTAAATCTTTTCTTAGAGATTTAATATCTCGCTTCAGTTTTTTATACGACTCATGATTAGCTCGTAAATCGGCATGACGACTACGAATACCCCAACGCATTCCCTTAATCCCATAGTGTTCAATTACATCCGAAGAAGATTGTATAGAAATATAATCAGTCATAGTCTCACCTCACATATATTTACGTTTGGATACAAAGCCCATATTGTATTTAGCCATGTTATATGCCTTTTTAGCGCCATATTTAGCAGCTTTACCAGCTAGCTTAACACCATCTTTGATATAAGCAGCTTTCTGTGGGTCTGTAGCTTTCAGCATTTGGTATTGTATCGCAGCTGTAGTAGCAGCAGCTGCAGCGCCGCCAATGATTTTCTTATTACGTTTGTTACGAACAAGACGTAGAGCAGCTTTTTGGTTCATATCCGTAAGGTCTTTATTCTTATTAATAAGTTCCCTACGTTTTGGGTCATTCTTACCGAGAGCAGAATTTTTCTTCTCGTTGGCACGTTTCATAGTTTTACGAGCAACTAGATTTTTATTAATTCTCCCCGAGAATTGTCCAATTCTTGGAATACCATCTTTGGCTTTACGATTTCCCCATTTCATACCTTTGATTCCGAAGTGTTGAATAACATCACTAAAATCGTCAGTATGAATTAGTTCATTTTCGTGAATAATTAACATAGTTACCTCCTATTTATTTTTAAAGTCGTTAGGATTCAGATGAACGACGTCTTGCCACTTTAAAATTTCGACAATACCATTTTTGTGATAATCTTCAAATAGCTTAAACACGTCTTTCTCATCTGCTTTAATTGTCAACAATTTGTTGATTGTAACGACAGCAAAGTCACCTTCCCAACCCTCAGCTTCGTAATTAGGAATTTGAAGTTTGAGTTGTTGACCAGGAAAATATGATTCGCCCAATTCAGGCTCTTTCAAGTAATTTACCAAAGTAGCAAATTGAGAATCGTAAATAAATGGCGAACGTAATGTTACATCCAAAATAGTAGACATCAATGTATGATTGTCTTGGGTTTTAATTAATCCAATTAGAACTTCTCCAAGTTCTGCATCAGATTGAGCTTTCATTTCTTCCGTAAGAACATACGGATATTCATAACGGAAATATGGATTGTTATCCACAATGGCAACTTTAGTGCCTTCTTCGGTTTCGAAGCGTTCAATTTTTAACATAGTTTAACCTTTCAATTATAGTCTATCTGGCCATGGTTCATCTGTAACATAAACCATATTTGAGAAACGGATATCGGTAATGTCACGATTGCCTGGTATGTCTTCCAAGAATTGTAGACGAATTTGACGGGAGTCAGTGTTTCCACCAACATAAAATGTCCCATAAGGAACACCCTTATCGTTTGTAATATTTCCAATTTTAGATGACGTAGGAGCGAATCCTAGCGGTAATGAGCCCTGTGGTACAATAACACAGAATTTGTTTCTATCTGATGGGTGAGCCACATATCCAGCAGCGCCTCTACGCTTAATACCGAACCAACCCCATGACAAACCGCCCCAAATTAATTCCACATTAGAGTTAATTCGTCGGTACAATAACTTAGCACCACTAAATGCGGTTTGTGTGATTGAAGCCAATACCTCACCAGTATCTCCATACAATACCTTCCAGCAGTCCCTTGCAGTATTTCTAGGAACTCCCTTATCGTAAGGTTTGATTTTAATCCATTTAATCGCGCCGTTCTTTTTACGTCGGTCGACATATACCGCACCAACAGGTAAAGCCTGTAGTGTCTCTACGTTATTATCGTCATATGGGTAGTTATCACCATATACAGTATCGGTATTATTTGCTTGGGTTGTGGCAGTATTACCAGAATTAGACGATAACCCTTCAAGAGCAGTGTGTAATTCTGAGTTCTTAATATAATGGTCTCCGCCATTAGCCAACTTGGTATCGATAGCAGTACCAATAGAACTTTCTACAGAACCAACCTTAGCTCTTAAGGTACCTAGGTCAGTCTCTTTAGCAAAACTTTCTGTTGATGGAATGGTGAAACTCACTTCCCCAACAGTCACTTTAGTCCCATCCATGGTATCTACCTTAGTAACATCAGCCTTCTTAACATATTTAGCGTCAAGAAGTGATGTCATGTCTGTGAAGATATCATTGATATAATCAGAGTTTGTCTTAAGAGTTTCGATGATCTTTTGGCTAGTAAGATGCTCAGTAATATATGAAGCGATAGCTCCAGATACACTAGTTTTGAATTGTTCTAATGATGCAATATCAGTAGTATTCTTTTCAACCTTAGACTTAAGAGTATCAAGACCTTCTTTAGCACCATCCGCTACAGCTCTAGCTGATGAAATATCACTTGAGAGAGTAGAGAGTTGTTCCGAAATAGCTTGTGTGATTTTTGTTGTGAAGTCACTACCTTCAAAATACGTATTCAAATATGTCTGTACGTATTGTTTCGCCACAGAAGTATTGGATTTAGAAGTCTCGGTAATAAGAGTTGTCAAATCCAATCTAAGTTGAGCAACGTCTACAGAATTGATGATATCCGTCTTAGCAGTTAGAATTTTAGTATCTAACGATTCAAGAATATCGGACTTGATAGTTTCTGCATTTAGGGCTGCTACTTTTGTTTCAATACCCTGTAGTTTGCTCTCCCAATTTTGCAGGGATTTTGATTGTTCGTCCTTAAGAGTATTGATGGACTCAACCAAAGCAGCTTTTATGTCGTCTTGAATCTTCTTAACATCAATTATCTTAGTTACTCGATTAAGAATATCGTTTTTAAGAGTATCTGTGTCGACAGCAGTTCCTGCCTTGTCCACAACACCCTTCTCCGATACAATTTTGTCAACAATGCTTCGTAAGAAATCAGTATTGACAATATCTGTGGCAACCTCAATGAAGATTTGATTGCTAGTTGTATCAAAGTCACGCACGAATGCGTATTTATCTTCCCCGTAGTGTACCCGAGATGCTCCATCAGTATCTTTAGGAGAATATACATCCAATTTCATTGTCAGCGCATCATGTGAGAACGACGTTTTAGGGATAATTAGTTTAGCATATCCTGAATAATTGATAAGATTATTAGGAATATCAACCACAAGAGTACCTTTATCGGGATACCATGTAGCATTTAATTCTGTTTTGGTATCATGAGATGACCTAAAATAGACGCCAGAGATGATTTGCTCATCTCCAGCATCAGGTTCTGAGAATTTGATACCAATAGAACGGTCTGTACCATCATCGATAATGGTTACAGGCGTGTCTAAATATATCATTTTAACCTCCTGGATAGTGGATTTGTGTATTTAATTGACTAATCATATCCAACAGTTCATAATAATGATTCTGATATATGGATAACTTATTTACCAACATCAATACGAAATATAAAAGGACAAGCATCCCCACAAATGAGAGGATGCTAATTGTCCATAAGAACTTATTGGATTTTGTCATTACAAATCCTTGTGTTCGGTTAGGAATTTGTCTTCAATCCATTGATAAGATTGTGGAGACCCTACCCGAGAATATCCATTAACCTTTTCATACACACGAACACGTGTTCCTTTCTTAAATAATTCTTTTTCTTCGGCTCCAGAGAATGGATGAGCTTCCACCCAATAGTCACCTGAGACTGTCGCTTCGAAATATGGTTGAGGCGAGTTCTGTAGAGAAACCCCATTCGCAATTTCTCGTTCGAATTGCGTCTCTGCCTTCTCTGTTTGAGCAGGATTTGGAGTGTTTTCTGGTGAACCTTTATAACGGTAGCAGTAGTAATATGGGCGACCTACACGAACCCAAAGGTCATCGTGTTCATCAATCCCAATACCATCATCTGGATAGTTACAATGGATGATAGTTCCTTCAGTATCTAAGAAAATACCCGTATGTCCAAAGGCACCAGCAGAATAACCTTTTTGTCCCCATATGAAGATATCACCGTATTGACAATCAAACTCTTCATTCTCAGAGATACATTCCCATCCATTCGCTTCAAGCCAGGCGTGTTCAGTTTCTGTTGAACAAGGCCAATCTAGCTCGCTCATTCCACCAAATACACCTGCATAATAAATAGCTGATGAACAGTCATAACTATCTGGACCGTTACGATTGATCATGCTGTAAGATACTTTACCCCTACGGGCTTGCATCCATGCGATCATTTCCGATGTGTTTACTGGCATATTTAATCCCCCTTTATTGTCCGAGAGTTAGTGGATAAGCGGCGCCTACACCGTCCATTTCTAGACGGCCTTTAGTAACGAAATCTGATACGGGTTCACCGTTGTATGTGAATTCTTTATTGAATTGCACAAATACAAGCTTACCTTCACCGTTGATTTCTTGATGGTTAGGGTCTTCAATTACCACGATATCATTAGCTTGATATGTCTTACCAACTTGAGCCTTATCAAGAAGTCCAGCAAGTTTCTTGTAAACAACTCCGTAAACAATATTGCCAGACATAATGGTATGCATAACCATAGCATTAATGAAATCATCACGACGACGGTCTTCGATTTCTTTTTGCGCAACTGTTTTATTGAGTACATCCACTTTCTTGGTTGTTTCTTTGAATTCAATTTCTGCGAAATATTCTTTGTGGAATGCAAGTAAACATTTACGAACGTAATCTGCTTCATCAGAAGCGTTGTTAACTGTGTGCTTACCTGGTAAATATACAGTAATCAAGTTTGTTGGTGTTTCTGTATATAATTCAAACAAAGTATTTTCGACATTTCCTTCACCATCGTAAATATGGTAAGATGTACGAATTTTAAAGCTACTCATTAGGTGAGTCCTCCTGTTTCATTTGTTCAATGTGGTTGTTGATATTTTGGTTGAGTTTCAAAGCGGTGTTTTCTTCTCGCAAATCCTCAATCATAATATTCAATTCAATATTTTCTGCGGTTAAGTAACCAATTTGTGCTGACAGACGCTGCAATAGTTTATCTGTCGATTTATCTTCGTGCATATTTTCTCCTATATAAATCCTTTGTTCCAGTCGTACTGAGTTTCTGCTTTCTTAAGAGGTACGTAATATGTATGGTTTTGTGAAGAACCATCATTAACATATAACCATACAGATGAACCATATTCGTTAGTCTGTCCTGAGAACGAAACCATAAATAATCCCCGGACACCATACACATTAACTCCGCTTCTTAAAGAATTCAACGGACTATTAACCCAAACATTTGTCATTACTGGAGTGAAGTCTGCAGATCTTGATACCTGTCCATTAAACCATGCTGGTGAAGAAATACGTCCATTAGAACTAATAGTAACGTCTTTGGTCAATCCGCCTTTATGGGATATCTGTAAAACGCCATTTGAAGCGTATAATGTTGTAGTATTACCAATATCAATACCATCGGTAAATAATCTAGAAATAGTAGCTTTTCTAGCAATAAGGGTATTAAACACACCCTCCAAACCGACAACTTTACTAGCATCTAGACTAGCTACTTTAGCTGAAGATATGGTAGCGTCTGCGATATGTGCATTTTTTATAATACCATTGTGAATAAGAGCATCTCCATCGAATTCAAGGTTTTTACCTTTGAAACGAATACCATTTGTATTGACATTCACTTCACTGACAATACTATTCGCTGAATTTAAAGCTCTGATAGCATAAGAATTGCTTAGCTGATTTACCATAGTCGCTGACCCCCAAGACGCAGGACTATATTCATCAGGTAGTTTATTCCCTCTAGCCATCATTATTTCTGCAATTTCAAAATCTCCGGCTTTATCAACCCAGAAGTAAAATGGGTGCATATACTTATAGTCAAAAGTCATATCTTTATCGATATTAAATGTTCGTTTGAATGTTAGCCATTCGTCAAATTCAATAGTCGTACCACTATGCCATATTACTTGACCTTTTTGACGAATATGATCCTTCAATTCAACAACATAATAACTAGACCCACTCTTATGCATAGAACTATTAATCTTATATTTAAAGCTTACCGTGAATGTGTCACCAACTTTAACTGATTGAATAGTTAATGGTAAGCTCACACCTTTCCAACGTTGCGTATCGTTAGTTTTATTAACTATAATACGATAAGGATTCTTACCATAATTTCCAGGTGTAGGTGATAAAGACATTACTCCCGGAGTGTTCGTCATATTAGATTTGGCATTCTCAAAAGTATCCGTATCCAATATAATATTACCCGACGGAGAACCGCCATTTTGTACAAAGGATTGAATCTCATCACTCTTCATAACCATTTGGGATATTTTGGTGTTGATACCATTCTCATTCTCACCAAGAGTACGAGAAAATAAATCCACACGACTCACAACATCTTGGAATTTGGTGTTTGTAGTTATATCAATATCCAAAGGATTTTTCTTAAATCCATTTACAAATTTAGTTTGTTCAATTTGGAAGTTAGTGAAATATAGATTCACAGTTTTATTTGGATAAATAGCAATTCGGAATCTAAATTGAACCGCATTATCTTTCAACTCAAACGATGTACCAAATCTGTAGAATTGTCTATCGCCATGAACCACATCTTTAAGTCCATCCTCATGACGTCTAAAATTATGACGATATGACTTTTCTTGTCCGGAAGAATTCAAAGCAAACAATTCGAACGTGAATATATCATCCGAAAGCCATGTCGATTTGTCGCCTTCCGCACTAATATCGGCAGATATAGTAATTATGTCACCACGTTTGAAATTCAATGTTTTAATACGTTGTTCTATCCAGTTGAAACTTCTTGAAGTTCCATAGATATGAATAACACCTTTTTTATTGAATTTAGTAAACCCATGGTTACCAAAGTCATAAGTAATTCCGTTGTTTCCACCATAATATACAGGGTCCCAGAAGTCCGTTGTAGCATTTTGAGGCGGCGCTGGTAACCGTCCACTCACATCATTATTTCTTCTGACCGAATCAGAAAGATTAAACTGGAAGTCACCATTACGCAATATGTTAAGCCCACCAGTATCATAGAGATTATCCTCGACTGCAGCAGACCAATCGACAACTGAATCCGCACTATGCAGAATACAATCTTTGATAGTAAATGGTTTATTATTTGAACCATCGACTCTGAATCGAATGTTATTCGCGCTAGACCACATAGCCTCATTCAAATTAATATACCCAACACGAGTTTCCCAGCCGTCGCTAGAAATATTAAAACCTTTAATTTCAGGATAGCTTGGAATATTTTCAGGCCAACTACTAGATATAAATGAATCATTACCGTAAAATTCTGCAATGGATCTAGCGTTTGTTACTGATTGGTCGAATTTTATCTTATATTGAATAATAAGTCTTGTATTTCTATCAACACCCAATTCTTTAAGAGTTTTTCCACCAACGAAATTATACCCCATCATAACATAATATCCATTATTTAGATTATATGTTCCGGAATATAACTGTCTATCACTTCTAGAAATATAGTTCCTTCCACCATATTTTCTAGGAATTGACTTAACGGTCTCAACTAAGCTTTGTCGTAGTTCTCCGATTTTGGTTTCAACAACAGTATTGGTGTTTGTACGAGCAGTATTAATCATATCGTCTTTAGCCGAATTAATCGCTTGACGAATAATACCAGCCTCTTGTACAACACTAGATGAAATAAGACCAGCCATAGCCCCATTTAAGCTTCTAGTAACAGAAGATGTGATTCGTCCTTCACTAAGCTTAATTTGAGCATCGGTGTATTTTTTAGATTCACCGCTCGCATTAGATACTGCTAGGTTAATTTCATTTGGGATAAGTTCTAGACGAGCTTTTGCTGCGTTCACATCACCCTTAACTTCTTCATACTTTTCTGCAGCAAGTTCAATCTTCTTATTCGTTTGAGAAATAAGAGTTTTAATGTTTGATACCTCACCCCCATAAGATACCATAGTTTTCTCTAGTTCTGCTAAATGATGATTAACTTCTTGCTTATAAGTGCTTAGAGCTAATTCGTCTTGTGTTCCGCTAGCAATAAGTTCGTTAATCTTAACAGTTAAATATTGCCTATTGGTATTAAAGTCCTTCTCAATTTGAGCCAATTTTGATTGTGCTGCAGCAATTTGAGCGGCTTGGTCTTTAGATGCTCGTTTAAGAATCTCATTAGCGTCGGAAGTCACTTTATCTACTTTAGCCTTCATCTCTTCATTTGAAACAGAGAATTCGTCTAATTTAGATTTGATTTCTTTCTCATAATCCGCAATTTTCTTGTCAATCGCATCTCCAAAGTTTGCTGGAATGATTAAATTCCATTGCGTACCGTCGTAACGATACATTTCAACTTCACCTTCTCCAATAGTCTTGTACCAAATATCATTAGCCTTCAATCCCTCAGTTGGAGGAGTATCCGGGCCAAAGAAGTTCTGGTTTTTACCATCGAGTGAAGATATAACCGTGTTAACAGATTCTTCTAAAGGAGCTAATACATCAGCAATAACTTTATTGGTCATCTGTTTCCACTCGGCACGTTGAACTTCAGCTAATGTAGAGCGGTCGTGACCACTAGTACTAGCCGAAATCTTTTTAATTCGTTCTGATAGAACATCGTATTCGATTTTATTAACTTTGACAGTGATATTTACGCCAATTTTAGGAACGTAAACTTCAACTGTATCACAAAGTTTGATGTTAATAAGGGCTTTAATAATGGCTTTTTCCCATGCAGTAGTGTCACTGAGTGGGACCATATCAACATCGATTTTAATATTTGGTAAATCTACCCCGTAGTTCTGCTCAAAATATTTCGCCGAGACTTTATCGACCATAGCCTTAGTGATAACTTTGACTTCTTGGTCTTTTTTACCTTCTTTGACTTTACTTGTTACGTCGATGGGACTCATACGCTTTGTGAAATAGTCGTTATAATATTTTGAACGGACCACATCACCATATACCACAACTTCCTTCTGGTTTTCACCTTCAGGAGTATATTTGGCATAAGGTAATATGCTGGTATATTTACCGCTCATGCTTGTGACAATCTTGATGTTCTTCAAATTCTTCCTAGGACGAATTGTAGTAACTCTTTCATGTCCTCTTCGACGATATAGATATATTTGGTTGTTTGTTCTTAGAACTTCGCCACCAAATACGTCAACCATAGAACCCTCAGTCCCACTAATTAACGACAAGACATTTTTAATCTCATCGTGTTGCATAGCGGAGGTTGTGGTAATATCAGTAGCGAACTTGATATTAATTGGGTCTACAGCGTGCGCTTTAATTCTCTCCCATACGTTCATAGGAGTAGAAGTTACAGCAGCAAATGGTTTTACAAGAATACCGCTAAGACTGTCGGTAGATGTGACAGCCTTAACAGTTCTCTTTTTACCATCCAAATCGTCATCAGTTTCGTAAATACGAAATGCATGAGGTTCGTCGAAGTCATTGGGTTTGGCTAAAATATATCGTTCTGTACGAATCTCACCAATCCAATCTCCGTTGAGAGGATATTCCATCTCTAATTCAAATTCACCATTTCGAACTTCGGTAACAGTACAAGTCTCCGCATCATGGAGGATACCGATACCATTATTTTCGAACAAGGTTTCGTTTTGTTCATATAAAATAGGTCTCATACTAGAACCCTCCAATTAGGTGTGACAGTTAATGTTGGAATAACAGAAGCTGGATTGTTCTGTCCATCAGCCGTAATAGTGATTTTATTTTTAGACATACCCGGAGCAAATTCAAAGAAATCCTTCCCAACAGTTCTGTTGTTTAGATTTCGAATAGTCCGACCGTCTTTAGAATATGTCGCATATAAAGAGCAATCAATGAATACATTTTCATTGTTCAAATCTTTAAATAACATAGTCGTGTTTCCAACAGTCAACGAGATATTTCCTCTAACTCCAGAAAATGAAATTACAGGTTTTGCTGCGTATAATGTTGGATTGTTGACAAATTCTCCGTGATTAACTCTAAACGGAGCAATGTCTTTGACATATTTGTATGGTTGGCATTTAAGTTTCGCAGTGAAACTAATACAACCATCATAGTAATATTTATTCTCAAACTCCATTTCCATGAGAATGATGTGATAAATATGTTTGGTATCAAAATATGGAACGAACGGAATCCATTCACCAATACCTTGATTGAATAACGTGTATATTTTGTTTCTCGCAGTAGAAATATCCTCGTCGTTATCGCCGTGACTTCTACCGTCATAGAAACATTTCAGTTCAAATTCTGTTGGTTCATATCCGTCATCATCGTAAGCCAACTCCCCTTCATAGGAAGCTGGCGATACGAATGAGACTCTCCTTTTCGGAGCAGGAATATTAGGACGTTCCTGAATAACAACATTTAAAGACTCTGAACTGATATTATTAATCATAAAATATCCAGGTTTCATAGTTCTTACCAAAGTACCTCCTCACCTTTTCCTCGACGACGTTGGTCATCGAATGATTTGATATGACTTTGAATTTCTCTAGCGAGTTCTTTAGCATTAACAGGTTTACCACCAGTATCCACATTGACATTAACGCTATATTCTTTGTTAGAATTATCGTTGTTAACAACTGTAGATGTTGATGTTTGTTGTGGGACACCGTATAGTGGCGTTGGTGTAGAAATACGTCCTCTATAATCTAATGAATAATCAGACATGTTCATTTTGTCAAGATTAGTCATGTCCACTACTGGAGTGATTGTAGGAGCGTAGTTCATATCGTCGATAGCAACATCGAGCATATCACTAATACCATTTACAGCATCAGATACCACGTTAGCAAATATGTCGCCTTGTGATACAACACTATCTGCAGCATCGGAGAATCCTTTACCGAATGAATCGGTGACCTCATCTACCATCTTAGGCATAGCATCGCCAATACCTTTAGCAACCCCCATAGGAATGAATTTACCAACTTCTTTGGCAAACAATCTTGATGGTGAGTGAATATCCGCAGCAGCTCTGGCAGCTTCTCTAGCTTTACTGATAATTCTATTAGCAGCACTTTCAATAGCCCACATGTTTGCATTCATACCATCAGCAACACCGGCAGAAATATAGTAACCTACATTATAACCGGCGCTTCTAGCAGAACCACTATAACTTGAAACAGTAGATACCACGCTACTCATGCCACTAGATACAGTAGATACTACGGAAGCCATACCGCTTTGGAATGTACTATTTAAAGTAGACATCAAAGATGTAACAATAGACTGAGCAGTAGATGAGAATTGAGTAAATGTGGCATTCATTTGAGCAGTAGTACTACTAATTGTGGCATTTACTGATGTCATGCTTGACATGATGCTAGCAGATAATTGAGCCATTGTAGAAGTTACTGTACTCATAACTTGACTTAATGATGCAGCCATTTGTTCAGCAACACCAGACATGCTTACTCGAATAACAGACATTACTCCTTGCATGTTTTGTTCCACTGTAGCATTGACTAATGTCATTGACATAGTAACAGAATTAGATACTTCAGTGAATCCAATAGATACAGCAACCGATAATGCCGAAATACTTGCCAACATTGTTGCTTGTACCGTAGCCATACCAGCAATAACTGAAGTATTCATGGCCATCATACCGACCATAGCAGCTTCGCCTAATTGTTGGAATCCAGTAGCAGATGTAGTTAGAGATGTTGTGAATGTGGATAGTAAAGTCTGGACATTCATCAGTGATGCGCCAAGAGCGTCAAACGCTACTGGCAATGAACCAATAGATGTTCCCAGCATTGTGATGGCATTTTGAATGTTTGTGAATGCCATAGTCGCAGTTTGAAGCGACATTCCAACCATAGTCATCTGAGTAGCAAATACCATGAATGCAGTCGCTACTACAGTTAAACTTGACTGTAATTGTTGAATTGGCGTTACTAGAGCTGTAAATGCTGAAGATACTGGAGTTATAGTTCCAGATATTGTAGTTAAACTTGTGCTTAGACTATCAAATGATGTAGTGACTGTAGGCACACTAGCAGCCATCATAGATAATGATGTTGACATTTGTGCGAAAGCTATGGTTATAGTTGCTAAACTTGCAGCAGATTGACCTAAATTAGTACATGCCGTAGCAAGATTTTTAATATCTTCAGTAAATCCTTGTAAGTTACCAGCATATGCAGCAGTTCCCAATTTAGCAACTTCTATAGCCAAAGAACCTAATCCAGTTGCAGCAGATGCACCATTTTCACCAACTAGTTTAACTCCTTCTCCGAATAATTTGAAACCTTCACCGAATGACTTAGCAGCGTCACCGACAGATCTAATGATGTCAGCAACGCCTTCTAAAGCAGTTTTAATAGCAGTTCCAATTGATTCGAATATTTGTCCTACTCCTTCTAAAGCCGATTTAATAGCATTTCCGACAGACTCAACCACTGTACTAACACCTTCTAGAGATGATTTAATACCAGAACCAACGGATTCGAATACTCCACCAAGAGCTTCTAAAGATCCTTGAATTCCACTAAATACAGCAGTAATAACGCCACTAATAGCATTAATACTATCGACAATACCTTGAATAACCGCTTTAATTACTTCTCCAATTGTAGTGAAAATTTGTCCTAAAACTTCTAAAGCAACTCTGATAGTATCGACTACCGATTGTACAATAGGAGCTAAAGTTTGAATAATAACTACAATGGCATTTATAATTGTCTCAACGACAGGTGCAAGAATTTGTAATGCAGCAACAATACCATCTACTAACACTTTAATTGTATCAGCAATTGGTTGTAAGATTGCCGGTAAATTAGATATTAGTGTGTTTAAGACATTACCAATGATTTCAATAATTGGAGTTAATGCTGGCGCCAATTGAGCAAAAATGTCTACAATAAGTTTTATTGCCGGACCAAATACTTCTACTATTTTAGCTAGAAGAGGTCCTAATGACTCACCGATACTAGTTACTAGGATTTCTCCAATAACACTGAATACAGCTTTCAATGCAGGAATTAATTTGTCTTTAACACTAACTAAAGCGTTTCCTAGACCTTCAATAAATGAAGTAGCAATTTCTAAGGCAACTGTTAATAAAGCGTCTATATTTTCAACCAATGCTCGTCCGAGCGCAGTTAATAATTTAACGCCAGCAGATACAAGTGCAGGAACATTTTCAGTTAATCCTTGAACAAGAGCAATTATTAATTTAAATCCGAAATCAACGAATTTAGGAATTAATTCCACTAAACCGTCCAAAGCATTCTTGACGATATCAACAAGACTTTTGACCATTTGTGGGGCTCTTTCTGCTAGAGTCTTAAGAAAAAGATCTAGTGCAGTGACAACACCAACTAAAGCTGTAGGTCCAACTTCTGCAAGTTCTTTAAGCGCTAATATGATTAGACTTAATCCTACACCAGCAAGTGCCATACCAGCACCTATACCAATAGCAGCTACTCCTAGTGCTACTAAAGCAACGGAAAGTGCTAATATACCAGGGGCAATAAACATTGCCGCAGCTCCAGCCGCTAATAGAATAGTTAATCCGCCGGCTAAAGCCAATAATCCTTTACCTATTTGCGCTAAGGACATGGATCCTAATACCTGCAATGGTGCTGCAAGTGCTAGTAATGAACCTGCAAGAATCAATAAAGTAGCAGCTCCAACTAATCCCATAGGCCCAACACTGGATACAATACCAACAGCAACAAGTAATATAGTTAAAGCTCCGACAAGTCCACCTAAAGCGACCACCATACTTTGCCATGAAATTTGAGATAGTTGTGTCAGTACATTACCTATTGTTACTAATACAGGAACAAATGAAAGTAATACTAAAGCAGCTGCCATAGCACCAAATACATTACCAGACATATTAGTCATAACAATAACAGATATAGTTAGAGCAGCCATTACAGCTCCAAGTGCTAATATAGATGGTAATAATCTATTTGGGTTTATGTTAGATATTAATTCTAATGCCTTAACAAGTTCGGAAGTACTGTATGCAAATGCAATAAGGGATGCTAGTGCGGATAAATTGACCCTAACCCCTTGTAAAGCATACGTTGCTCCAATCAACGATGTGAATATAACGCCAAGTCCCGCTAATCCTGCAGCCATATCCATAATATCAATCATAGATATATCTATTAAAGCATCTACTAACCCTTTAACAGAATATGAAAACACTATTAAAGATGCTAATGCTGATAAATTAACCCTAACGCCTTTAAGAGCACGAGTTGCGGAAACTAAAGCAGTAAATACAAATCCCATGCCTATGA